GGCCGATCTAGCCATCCGTCACCTCCCGGTAGCCGAGACTCCACAGCACCCGTGCGATGTCCTTGCCCTGCTGCTCGACGTGCTCCTCGCTCTGCGTCGGATTCAAGGCGTGCAGCAGTTCATGCACCAGCACCTCGAGCTTCTTCCTGCCACGCATGCGGGCGTCAAGGATGATGCGTGGGTGCTTCGCCTTCTGGGAGAACGTGTACCCGTAGGCCGCACCCTGCAGCTTGGTGAAACGCAGCAGCCACCGCTCGTCGCCGTTCAAAGTGAAGACGTGATCGTCGGCCACGGCGTCGCCCTTTCGCTGCTTACCGTAGCCGAGCGGTCAACCAATGCCGATGCGGCGGCCGAGCTCGTTCAGAGCCTCGGCACGCTTGGAGCACCCGCACGGGTGGCCCAGTACCTTACTCACCCGCTGCTCGGTGATGCCGATGGCAGACAGCCCAGCTTTGACGATGTCGCCCAGGCCCGCCTTGGCCCTGGGGTACGCCTCGTGCGTCTCGTCCACGGTGATCGTGTCGCCGTCCTCGCTGACGATGCACGCACGCACGGCGTCGAGCGTGGTGCCACGCTCACGGCATCGGGCCTCGAAGGCGGAACGGCGGCCCGTGATCATGGGAACTCGTTGCACTCCTCTCCTTCGCAGGTCAAAGTGAACTGCAAGTTGGGAATGAAAGCATCGCAGGGAGACTCTTGGCCTGCTTCTATGTCTGCACCATTGACTCGCGTGTATGTGACTGGGTCTTCAAGGCTGCATCCAATAGCAGTCACGGGGTCCGTGTCGCAGCACTGAGTGCATTTCAGTCGGACAAAATGCGACCTAACCCACTCGTTGCATTCACCTAGGAACGGCGTGTCGGCTGCCTCAGTAGATAAGCAACAGGCGGAGTATTTGCTATCGCCTGTGCCAGCAGTCTCGTTTCTGCAATCCCCAAAGGAAACGAGCCAAGTGATGGACGGGTCGTCAGTGTTTTCCCAGAGTCCGTTTGCGTGGTTGTAGACAAACGTCAGATCGCCAACCGTAAGGCTTAGCGTGCAGTTCTCTGGTATGCCGCAGCACGGGTCTTGCGGCACGCAGCACGGGCACACCATCACGGCACCCGTATGCGGAGGAACGTGGCGGTGACTGTGCCGGTGATAAACGTCACGCTCGACATGCCCGAGGCAAAGACAGCGGTAGCAGTGCCGGATGCCACCTGCACGCTGGCAGTCGAGACGCTGACACTCTGCACGGCCGTCGCCGTGCCGTTGGACTTGGTGACGCCGACAGTGATCGAGCAGTCAGCGGTATTCAGCGACGCCGTGACGGACACGTCAGACAGGAACGTGATCGTTGCAGTGTTCGCCGTGACGCCTGACACGACCGTGGCATTGGCAGTGCCGGTCACGTAAGTGGCCGTAGACGTGCCCGTGGCAAAAGATGCCGTGGCCGTTTGCGTGCCAAACATGGCTGTCCGTGCCTCCAGCTTCGGCACGACCAGCCACCAGTTCGTCCCCTCACGGCCGACGATGCAGTCTTCGTTGCTGTACGCCGTGAGCGTGATCGGCCACGACAGGTTGAAGGCGTTGACGGTGGCCGTCGGCGCGTACTTGAACGTGACGACCTTCGTGCCGCCAATCGGCCACGAGCCCGAGAACGTCGCCGCCCGCACCTGTTTGGGGGCGCGATCCTCAAACCGCTTGGCGAACGTCAGCGGCGAAGCCGCCGGGGGCGTCAGCTCGGCCTGACGCACCACGCCCGCAATCCGCTCTGCGGATTCGCGCGTGAACTGCACGGCGTCGAATGGGCCTTTTCTGCGTGCCATGTCAGGACGGCGGCGTACCGAAGAGCGTGGTGAAGTTGGCCACCTGATTCACTCGACGCTGCAAGACAGCCGGCTGGCCGCTCGTCTGGTTGCCGCTGCCGTCCAGGCCGACGGGGTTGGCCGACGCCACCCACTCGCCGTTCTCGAAGTCGAACACCATGGCCCGCCGCTTCTGGCCGCCGCTGAGGTAGTTCCAGCCCACGTCGGGCAGCTGCAGCACCCAGCCGGTCTGGCGGTACATGAGCTCGATCTGCGTGGCCCAGTACGAGTACGTGGCGTTGTTGAAGAGCTCGATTGTGAATGTGGAGTTCACGCCCGCACACTTCCACGTATACGCCGCACCGCCGAAGTACGTGCCGTCGTTGACTGTGTTGGTGGCGGCCATCTGTGACGACGGGAAGGCGGTGTAGTTCTTGCGGATCGTCGCCCGCACCATGGCCTCGTCGGTCGTGATGCCCTCGAAGTAGTCGTAGGCAGAGTTGGTCAGTGGCCGCAGGTCGGCGTTGTCCGTGCCATGGTAGTAGTACAGAGCCGGCACTTGGCTGGGCTGCGACTCGAAAGACCACTCGGCAGCACGAGACGCCGGTGCCAGCAGTTCGTTGGCCGTCACGTTGCCGTACTCGGCCACAACCTCAACGTGGTACGGCGAGTCGTTGAACCGCTCGTTGATGACGATCTTTCGCAGGCCGAGAGCGGACCACGTCGGATGCACGTTGCCGAACGCACTCAGGTCCATGTCGACGTTGCTGAGGATGTCCGTCTCAGTCAGCGGCGTGTTCTGCAGCGTGTTGTCCGTGAGCGTGACGGCCCAGCGGCGAGTCGCTACCGGCTGCGTGCCGAGCGTGAAGTCACTCGAGCGTGCCAGTTCGGTGACGGATGCAATGCCCATCAGGTCGGCTCCCCGAATGACGAGTAGCCCACAATGGCCACCGGCTGGTTGAAGTAGTTGCTGGCCGCCTGGCCGATGCCCGTGGCGATCCGCTCGAGCAGCTTGGTCTGCAGCCGCTCTTGCACCAGCCGGGGATCTTGGGCGTTGGCCGTCAGGTTCAGCACCAGGGCGGCACCCTCAGCGGTGCGGATGTCGCTGCCCGTGATGGTCTGCGAACCGAGCGTGTTGAGTTTGGTGAGCCGCTCTTCCTGCCGCTTGGCTTCGGCCTCGGCGGCCTTCTGCTGCTCCTCCAGCACCTTCTGTTGGTACTGAAAGATTTGCTCCTGCACACGCCGCTGCTCGTTGGCGGCGGCCTCAGCGGCTTGCTGCTGTTGCCGCTGGTACTGCTCTTGGGCACGCAGGGCTGCGTCCTGCTGTCTCTTCTCTGCCGCAATGCGATCTTGAGCAGCCTTGGCCCGCAGCTTCTCGGCCTCTTCGATATTGCGGATCTCGTTGTTGAAGAGCTCCTGCTGCCGGGCCACCTCTTGGTTGAATGCCTCTTGGTTTAGGATCCCGGCCGACGCCTGCTCCTGAGCCAAGGCGATGCCTTCCTGCAGACGTAAGGCAGCGTCGAACCCGGCCTGGCCGAACTCCTGAGACTTGGCGATTAGGGCGTTGATGTTCTCGTCAACCGCCTGGAACGCAGCCTGGAAGCCCTGGCCGAAGCCCTGCTCCAAGGCCAACTGCTGGTCTTCAAGCTTGCCCTGCAACTGGTCGAGCTCGGCCTGGCGGGCGGCTGCGGCGTCTGCGTCTGCGGCATTGCCGGCCGCACGGGCGGCGGCGAGTTGCTCCGACACCCGGGCCTGCTCACGCTGCACGGCAAGCAGATCCTGCTCCAGCTGCACGGCCGCACTGTTGGCCTCCAGCAGCCCTTCGAGACGGGCCCGGTCGGCGTCAATCAGTCGCCGCTGCTCGTCCTGTAGCTGCTTCACCTTGCCGATCTGTGCGTCGTACTCAGCGTTGGCAGCGGCCACGCCACGGCGAAGCGTCTCTTCGTTGATCAAGTCAGAGTCAAACTGCCGCCCCAGTTCTTCGATCTTGTTCTGAAACTGCAGTGCGGCGTCAAATCCTGCCTGACCAAACTGGGCCGCATCATCGATAGCCTTTGAGATCTCGGCCCGCAGACCGGCGACGGTGGCCTGGGCGTCAGCCTCAATCTGCAGTTCGATCTTGGCGTCATTCTCGATGCGGGTGATCTCGTCTCGGAAAACCTTTCCGGCCCGGGCAGCGTTACGCCGAAACGTCTCCTCATTGATGAGCTCGTCATCTAGCTGTGCCTGCAGTTCTCGGATCGACTCCTGATACTGCAAGGCGGCGTCGAAGCCGGCCTGCCCAAAGGCGGCTGACTCGTCGATGGCGTCGCTCACGCTCTGTCGCACTCGGTCGAGAGACTTTTGCAACGCATCGGCCTCGGCCTGCGATTGCTCAAGCGAGTCGGCGATCTGCGACACGCCACCAGCCGAGCCGTCCGCATCATCGCCAAACTGACGCAGCGTCCTGCCGAGCAGGTTGAGTTGGCCCACGAGCGGGACGAGATCCACGAGCGACGTGGCAAGTGCCTGCGACGCCGTCTGGTTCTCCTGAGAGAACCTGTTGACCGATGCAGTGATCTCCGTAAACGCCAGCGTTACGTTGGCTGCACTGTCAGCAAACGCTGCGGACGACTGGTCTGCGAAGCCCTTGGCAGCGATCGACGCACGGTCGAGCTCATCGCCGAACCGGGCGATCTGCTCTCGCTGCCTGTCAGAGATTGCGGCACCGAGCCGCTCGAGCTCTTCGCGTGCCGTCGCCAGTTCGTCAAACACCGGCAGCAGTTCAAGCCCGGCCTTGCCGAACAACTGCAGGGCAACCGCAGCACGGCGGGCCGGATCGTCAATCTGCAGCAGTGCAGCGGCCACGTCCGTGAACAGCTGCTCTGGCGTGGCGGAACGCACCTGATCGACAGAGATGCCCAGGTCGCCGAACGCCGACACGGCGGCACTCGATCCGGTGCGGGCATCATTCACCGACTTCAGGAAACGATTGAACGAACTGCCCAACTCGTCAACGCTGGTGCCCGTCTTCACGGCGGCCACCTGCAGCACCTGGATGAAGTCGAACGACACACCGAGCCGGGATGCCAACTGCGTCAGCCGCTCCACCTCGGCCTCAAGCGTCAGCAGGTTTCTGCCCACGGCCACGGCCGCGGCCCCGAACGCAGCGGCGGCAGCAGCGGCGGCAGTGAACGGCGTGATGACTGACGCAGCCGCCGTGCCGAGCGAAGCCAAGTTGGCGTAGATGTCCCCGGTGAACACCCGCTGCAATCCCTGTGCGGCACTGGAGATGCCAGACAGCCGGCCGGCGATGTTGCCAAGCGGGCCGGGCAAGGCGGCGAAGATGCCGCTGATCTCGTTGAACTTGAGCCCCTGCACAGCTGCCCGCTGCACTTCATCAGCCAGCGTGTCTGCGGATTTGCTGGCCCGTGCCAACGCCGCATCCGCCTGAGAAACGCCACGGGCGTACGTCTCGCTGCTGATCGCACCAACACGCACGAGCTCGTTGAGCCTGGCAATCCGCTCGGCGTGAATCTCTTGCTCTGTGCGAAGTTCTCTGGTGACTCGCACGCCCTCTTCAAAGGCGTCGGCAGTCTGCCGCACCTCTTGCTGCAGAGCCTCAAACTGCTTGGCGTATTCCTGAGCGTTAAGGCCGCCGGCGAGTTGCTGCGACAGTTCTTCAAACCGCTGATTCAGAGACGCCTGAGCCGTCGCCGCCGCCTGGCTGTCCTTGGCGAACTTGTCGAACACGGCCGTAGTCTTGTCGGCCTGCTGCCCCAGCTTCTCAAGAGCCCGCTCGGCCGGCGTCAGGTTCTTCACCACGCCAGAGGCGTCGGCGGAAACCTTCATCGCAAGTGAGAGGATGTTGGCCATGGCTACTGCTCAAAGATGCCGGTGAGCTTTGCGAGCTCTCGGGCCATCTCCTCTGATGTCTGCGGTGGCTTCTCGGTCGGAACGAAATCGGACGCCTTCGGTGCTTTGCCTTTCTCGCTGTACGGTGCGAGCACGGCACTGGTGAGCAAGCCTGTCTGCTGCCACGGATCCGGCAGAGCGTGGTAGTAGCGAGTGAAGGCCACCCACTCACTGAGCTCTTGCGAATCCATGCGGCGAGACAACTCCCGCACCGTCATGCCTAGGTGCCCGGCGAGGCGGAAAAGAAACCTCCGCATCGGCCGGGTCTTCAGTTTTTTGCGAGTTCCTCCACGTCGCTCTCGGTCATGTTGTTGTGCTTCATCGCCTTCTCGAAGAGCTTCGACACGACGGCCGACGACTTCTTCGCCAGCTGCTCGATGCCCTGCTCGTCGAAGAGCCGCTCGCCGCTCTCAGGGTGGCAAAGGCAGCGGGCCAGGTACTTCGTTCGGAAGTTGTCGATGCCCCGCTCCTTGTTGCCGATCCACTCCTTCTCGTAGGAGTCCCGCTCTTCGACGGTCATCACACGGATGCCGAGCACCAGCGGCTTGCCGCTGGCGTCCTTCCACTCCTTCACCGTCACCTTGAGCACCGACAGATCGTCCGAGGCGAGAATCTGGGCGGCGAGTTCCTGCACAGTCAGAGCCATGGCATCTCCTAGGGTTGGATCCTGAGCGTGACGGTGTACCGTGCCACGTCATTGGCAATGCCCTGGAGCGTGAACTTCTCGAGCACGGCGGTGCCAGAGTAGGCAAGGCCACCGCCCGCAATCGAAACCGCAGCACGCTTGGCGTACTTGGCCGTCGAGATGTTCGCAGTCGTCAGGCACGATATCTCTATAGTGCCAACGTCAAGCGTCCACGTACTCGCACGAGCCAGCGGCAGCGAGCCGCCGTGAGTCACGCG